AATATTATACGGATGGCCGCTTTCCACGTTTGAATTTCAAATTCAATGAGGATATTACATAAATGCCATTTAGGGGGCATCATATAAATTGCCCCCCTTTCCCCCGATTGCTACAGACTTTGAGTGCCCCCCGATTGCTATACGACAGCGAAAATGCCAAGGGCTGGTCGTTTTAGCATCAAAGCCAAAAACTATTTCCTAACATATCCCAAATGCTCTCTATCCAAAGAGGAGGCATTGGATCAAATCCGACAACTCCAAACCCCAACAAATAAATTGTTCATCAAGATCTGCAGAGAACTCCATGAAAATGGGGAACCTCATCTGCATGCCCTCATTCAGTTCGAGGGCAAGTACAATTGTACCAACCATCGATTCTTCGACCTCATATCCCCATCCCGGTCAGCACATTTCCATCCAAACATTCAGGGAGCTAAATCAAGCTCCGACGTCCAGTCCTATATGGACAAGGACGGAGACACCATCCAATGGGGCACGTTTCAGATCGACGGACGATCTGCTCGAGGAGGACAACAATCAGCCAATGACGCTTACGCCAAGGCTCTTAACTCAGCAAATAAGTCAGAGGCTCTTAATGTAATACGCGAACTAGCTCCAAAAGATTTTGTTTTACAGTTTCATAATTTACATAGCAATTTAGATAGGATTTTTCAAGAGCCTCTGACTCCTTATGTTTCTCCATTTCTTTCATCTTCTTTCACTAACGTTCCTGAGGAACTTGAAGATTGGGTTTCCGAGAACGTGATGGGTTCCGCTGCGCGGCCATGGAGACCTACTAGTATCGTCATCGAGGGCGATAGTAGGACGGGGAAGACGATGTGGGCCCGCTCTTTGGGTCCACACAACTACTTGTGTGGACACCTGGATCTTAGTCCAAAGGTCTACAGCAACGACGCCTGGTACAACGTCATTGATGACGTCGACCCCCACTACCTCAAACACTTCAAAGAATTCATGGGGGCCCAAAGGGACTGGCAAAGCAATACAAAGTACGGGAAGCCGATTCAAATTAAAGGCGGCATTCCCACTATCTTCCTCTGCAATCCGGGCCCAACATCATCATATAAAGAGTTTCTGGACGAGGAAAAGAACCAGTCCCTTAAAGCCTGGGCTTTAAAGAATGCCACCTTCATCACCCTCCACGAGCCATTGTTCTCTAGTGCCCATCAAAGTCCAACACCGCACAGCGAAGACCAGGGCCGTCAGACGTAGGCGGGTAGACCTCGAATGCGGCTGCTCGTTCTATCTCCATATCGACTGCATCAACCATGGATTCTCGCACAGGGGAACTCATCACTGCGCCTCAAGCAAGGAATGGCGTTTTTACCTGGGACATAACAAATCCCCTCTATTTCGAAATCACCAACCACGACAAGAGGCCAGGGAACATGAACCACGACATCATCACACTCCAGATACGGTTCAACCACAACCTCCGGAAGGCATTGGGGATTCACAAGTGTTTTCTCAACTTCAGGGTCTGGACGACCTTACGGCCTCAGACTGGTCTTTTCTTAAGAGTATTTAGATATCAAATGCTCAAGTATTTGGATATGATAGGCGTTATTTCCATTAACACTGTACTTCAAGCTGTTGATCATGTTATGTACGATGTATTACTAAACACGCTCCAAGTTACGGAGCAACATGCAATAAAATTCAACCTTTATTAATTTGTCACTGCATCATAAAAATAGATGCGTATTTTCAGCGTAGCGTACACAGGATTAGCGGCATGTGTACATGCCATATACAATAACAACGCATTCTCAGTATGATTCTCATACTTGGCCTGTTCCTGATGATTATACACTACATGATTATTGATCCTAAAAAACCTCTTAACCAGAGCTTGTTCCTTCATCCCAGAGGGTCCACCAACCACAGTCGCATAGAATTTACGTAACACCTGATACCGGTCCCTAAGATCATTCTTCACAGTTGCAGTAGTTGGTTCATTATCAAACATGTTGAACACTTGCCCAAAATCTTGAGGACTCGGACCATACGGCCTTCTATCTCGAACGAGGAAGAACATCACATGGTTCGTGTGATTTTGCTTCTTGACATTCTCATCCATCCAGATCTTGCCCAATATATATATGGACTTAACACAAAACCTCTTCCCGACTCTATGGGTAATGCCTGACCCACGAGTAACATCACTGACACATCGGACCATACCAGTGTGCTTAACATCATCCCTCTGTTCATAGGACTGAACCTTACATGGGCCTTCACAGCCCTTAGGGACATCTGGGCTTCGATACATTCTGTACATCTTGGGCTTCCGATACATGGGTCTGTTGGCCCATATTTTGCTTCTGGTGACGCGGACAGTGGGGGCAACAACACGGTTCGTGTATGGGCTGTCGAAGTTCAGCCTCCTCCGCACCTTGGATACGGGTGTTGAGATTATTATATCTCCTGGTCGCTTCGACATAACTCTTACACCGTAGAACCCCTATTAGATCCCGTATATACTCAGCCCCGACAGTACCGCGGTCGTATTCCTGTTCCAGATGTAACAGGTATTTAACAGCAAGCATAGAACGGAAACCGTGAACGGTTTCGGGAAAGTCGTTCAACAATGGATCCCACATGTTGACGCGCTCCACTACTTCGCGACGAAGTCTATAAAGACAAACAACATATATCTAGCCTTTCACGCGTGAATATGACTGGCCGACCAAAACAAGTGCGCAGGGACCACTTTCTTTCACGGGCGCGGCCATCCTGTGGGGTCCACCTGCTTTTTCGGGCGCGGCCATCCGGT